TGCAGAAGTGTGCGGAAGGCGTGGTAGTTGATGACGAACATGTCAGATACATGCCACGGTCTAAACCATCTTCGTCGTTGGACAGGGAATTCATTCCAGAGTTTTTTGCTCCAATTTGTCCGGATGGGAACGACCCACATACTATTGCCGTTGGGATTCGTGTACGTGTTGGGAGAGATTTGCCGGCGGCTAAGCCTTTGCCGGATGCATGGAGGAGGTTCCGTGATTGCGTGAACAGTTACGGATATCTTGGTTGTCTTGATGGACCTCGGTATAGGGTAGATGATGAGCACCTTGTTCTGATACCACAAACAGAGGAAAAGAAAGATGACTTTTATGATGACTTCGTGCTATTCGTTAGAGCTTGGCTTAAACACAATTTGATCCCACTCACGTCGATTCGTGATTTCGACTGCCCGAACCGCAACTGTGGGCACTGTTTTTGTTGTACCACGCAATTACCACAGTCGCGGCTGGATGAATATCGACGCGCTTTCGAGTTGCTTCATGGTGCCAAGCCATCGAAGTATCAACGTAAACGCATCAAAAGTTTCATCAAAATGGAATCTTACGCCCCAAAACTGAAGCAGTCTAGGCCAATCAACTCCCGGAGTGATTACTTTAAAGTCTTTTCAGGACCATTTTTTAAGGACGTGGAGGCCAAGTTGTTTGAAAACCACCACTTTATCAAGCACATTCCTGTGAAAGATCGCCCTGCTCTGATTGAGGCATTCTTCAGAGCTGGTAGGAAGAGTTTTATCTCTGACTATAAAGCGTTCGAATCGCACATGATTGAAGAATTGATGACTGTGTGTGAGATAGAGCTCTACCAGTATATGGGGTCCCAGTTCCCGGAGCTCGTTCGTGTGATTTCGCAGACCATTTGCGGCGAGAATCGTGCCAAGTTTCGATGTGGCATTCGATTCAAGTGCAAAGCCAGGAGGATGTCAGGTGACATGTGCACCTCTCTTGGGAATGGTTTTACGAATCTCATGCTCATGCTATACGTCCTGTTCGCCAAGGGCGTGTATGATATCAACAAGGATTCGCCTGTTGTCAACC